TTTTCAGTAGGTTTTGACGACCTATTTTACCGCTTACATTCCTACGGAGTAGGGACACCAGGCGGTCAGTATCCTCCCTACAATATCGTCAAGGAATCTAGTATCAAATGGAGGATCGAATTAGCACTAGCTGGATGGGCACCAGAGGACATTGAGGTATCGACGGAGAGTAATGTCCTACTCATCAAGTCAAAGGCGGCGAAGGAAAACCAAGAAGAGTACGTGCATCGGGGCGTTGCCACTCGATCCTTCGCACGAGGTTTCAATCTGTCCGATGATGTGGAAGTCGGCACAGTCAGCTTCACAAACGGGATGCTTGTGGTAGAATTGCAGAAGATAATCCCTGATCATCAGAAGCTGAAGGTCTATGAAATTGATACTAAGGGTGCTAACACACCCAGTGACTCAGTTTAACCTGCTCATTTTTGGATTCTTTATCATCGTGGGTGTGGTACACAACCATGCCCACTACACTATGGAAGTCGATGCTAATTCTTATGTGAGAGCATGGTGTAAGAAGAATCCTGACACCTGCCAAAGTTACATCGATGATTATTGATATATAATATGCAACTGAAGAGACTCCCAGCAGGGGTCTCTTTTTGTTTGGAGTTGATTTAGATGAATATGTATGTTAACCTGTGTAGTAAGACCTATGCAGAGAAGACCGAAACACTTACTCTGGACGTGCCACCTGACATGATGGATCCGTTTATGCAGTATGTCCACGTCCTTGCTGATGAGAAAAATATCTCAGCACGCCGTGCCTTTCAAGACATGGTGCAAGGCACTTACGAACAACTAATGGAAAAAGATTATGAGCGTAAAAATCGCAAGAATGCAAAGCGGCGAGGACGTAATCGCTGACGTTAAAGAAGTCAGAGCGTCTGAAGATCACACTCTGCCTCTCGCGTATCAGTTTACTCAACCATACTCGGTGGTGATTGAGCAACCTGCTGACAAGATGTTTGATTTTCAAGGGGAAGAGACTGCCCCTGATGAGATGGACCTGTCTGACGTGCAGATTAAACTGTATCCATGGTCTCCATTGACCATTGGCAACAACATCGTATCTGTAATGTCGGTTGTGAGTCTCGGTGATCCTCACGAAAACGTCACCGAAAGTTACAAGGCCATACTTAAGTCGCACAAACCTGCTGGTATGAGCGTCTACTTTGATGAGGAGGATGCAACCGCCCGTGATTAAACTACTGATTCTAAAGAATAGTCCAGATACATATCTGATCGGTAAACTTACCGAGATGGATGAGGAGCCTAGTCTCTTGCTAGAAGACTCCTATCGTGTGGTGGAGGAAGGACTTTTGAATGTTTATCCTCTCCACACTGACCAACGATTTATTTTCTTGACATCCACAGACATTATGTCTATACTGGACCCTGCACCCGCAGTGCTGGCAGCATACCAGAAAGCAGTTAATGAGTGATTTTTATACAAGTGTCTGTCTACTGGGCGATGACATTCTCATCCGAGGTTACGAGCATGGGTCTCCCGTGCAGTATCGGGAGAAGTCTCGCCCTACTTTGTTTCTAGTGCCTCAGGCACAGCAGAAGACAAGTAAGTATCGGACACTAGATGGTCGTTATGCTTTCCCTAAACAGTTTGATGGTGCCCGTGAAGCACGGGAGTTTATCAAACAGTATGAGGGCGCATCGGGTCTGGAAGTCCATGGATACGAGCGGTTTGTTTACCAACACATCGCTCAGAAATGGAAAGGCGAGATTGATTATGACATGTCCCAGATGAAAATCTGGACCATTGATATTGAGGTCGCCTGTGAGAATGGATTCCCAGACGTGCAAGCATCTGCTGAGGAGATGCTCTGCATTACGATGAAGAATTTCAATACCAAGGAGACAATCACCTGGGGGACCAGAGAGTTTGTCCCTCCTAAGGGTATTGAATACCGTGTCTTCTGGACAGAGCAGGAGATGCTGCAGGACTTTCACTCATGGTGGAATCAGAATACCCCTGACATCATCACTGGATGGAATAACAACCTGTATGACATCCCCTACATCTGTCGTCGTATCGAGCGGGTGCTGGGTGAGAAGTGGAAGAAGAGTCTGTCACCATGGAATCGGGTGATCGACAGAGAGATCAGAATCCAAGGACGTACAAACATTGCTTACGAGATTACTGGTGTAGCGATCCTGGATTATCTCGATCTCTATAAGAAATTCACTTACACCAACCAGGAATCCTATCGCCTAGACCATATCGCTATGGTTGAGTTGGGTGATAAGAAGTTGGACCACTCTGAGTTTGAAAACTTCAAGGATTTCTATACGTCTGACTGGCAACGCTTCGTGGAATACAACATCCATGACGTTAATCTGGTTGACAGTCTGGAAGATAAGATGAAGTTGATCGAGTTGGCAGTTACCATGGCGTATGACGCTAAGGTAAACCTTGAGGATGTATATTCTCAGGTCCGCATGTGGGACACCCTGATCTATAACGATCTTAAGGGACGTAACATTGTGGTGCCACCTCGAATAACTACTAAGAAGGATGACAAATATGCAGGTGCATATGTCAAAGAACCGATTCCTGGAAGCTATGATTGGGTGGTCAGTTTTGACCTTAACAGTCTGTATCCTCATCTCATTATGCAGTACAATATCTCGCCAGAGACACTCCTCGATGAGCGACACCCAACAGTTACCGTTGATAAGATACTTAATGAGGAAGTAACTTTCGATGGGGATGGTTGTGTATGTGCTAACGGTGCTCAGTATCGTAAGGACATCCACGGTTTCCTTCCTGAAATGATGCAAAGGATCTATGATGAAAGGACCATTTACAAGAAGAGAATGCTTGCCGCTAAGCAGTCTCTTGAGAATTCCACCTCACCTGCAGAATCCAAGGCTCTACAAAAGGATGTGTCTAAATTCAACAACATCCAAATGGCAAGAAAGATCCAACTCAACTCTGCCTATGGTGCCATCGGAAACCAATACTTCAGGTATTACAATCTGGCAAATGCTGAGGCGATTACTCTATCGGGACAGGTAAGCATCCGATGGATTGAAAACAGAATGAATGCTTACCTTAACAAAATACTAAAAACTAACGATGTTGACTACGTTATTGCTGCTGATACTGATTCCATCTATCTCAATCTGGGTCCTTTTGTACACAAGGTATTCAAGGGCAGAGAGACGAGCGATGATCGTATTGTTGGGTTCCTTGACAAGGTGTGTCAAGTGGAATTTGAGAAGTATATTGGAGATTCTTATGAAGCGTTGGCGTCCTATGTGAATGCCTACGAGCAGAAGATGTTTATGAAGCGAGAGAATATCGCTAACCGTGGCATCTGGACTGCTAAGAAACGATATATCCTCAACGTGTTTGACTCTGAGGGTGTCCGATACAAGACCCCTAAACTCAAGGTCAACGGCATTGAAGCAGTCAAGTCTTCTACTCCTGCACCATGCCGCACTGCTATTAAAGATGCCCTGAAGGTCATCATGAATGGCACAGAGGACCAGTTGCAGAAGTTTATCGCTAACTTCCGTGATCAGTTTGAGGCAATGCCTGTGGAAGACATCGCATTCCCCCGTGGATGTAACAACGTGGCAAAGAATTCGTCACCTTCTACCATCTATGGCAAGGGATGCCCTATGCATGTGCGTGGAGCACTGCTGTATAACTTCTATATCAAGAAGAGAAAACTCACTCACAAGTATCCCATCATCCAAGAGGGTGAGAAGATTAAATATGTGATGCTGAGGACACCAAACAAGATCAATGAGAATGTAATCTCATTCTTCCAGACTCTTCCAACCGAGTTTGGACTTGACAAAAGCATCGACTATGATCTACAGTTTAAGAAGAGTTTCCTTGATCCTTTGACTGTAATCCTAGACACTATTGGTTGGAAACCTGAGAAACAAAATACCCTGGAGGCACTGTGGTCGTGAATTTTCTTTCCGATATCGTAAAGGAGATCGATAATGAATACGCTGGTCTGGTTTCAGACGGAGTTGCTGCGGGTGACACCGCTGCTTACATTGATACTGGTAGTTATATTTTCAACGCACTGGTATCTGGATCAATCTATGGTGGCATCCCGTCCAATAAGATTACAGCTTTGGCAGGCGAGTCTTCAACTGGCAAGACTTTCTATTGCCTTGGTATTGTCAAGCATTTTCTTGACATGGATCCTGACGCTGGTGTGATCTACTTTGAGTCTGAGTCTGCTATCAGCAGAGACATGATTGAATCTAGAAACATTGACTCCAAGCGTATGGTCATTGTCCCTGTCACCACTGTGCAGGAGTTTAGGCAGCAGGCAATCAAGATCATTGACAAGTATCTACAGATGCCTGAAGAGTCTCGCCAACCCATGATGTTTGTGTTAGACTCACTGGGTATGCTCTCAACCTCTAAGGAGATTGAGGATACCGAAGCGGGTAAAGAGACCCGTGACATGACCAGGGCACAGGTAGTTAAGTCTATCTTCCGTGTGCTTACCCTCAAACTGGGTAAAGCAAACGTGCCTATGATCGTGACTAATCACACTTACGATGTCGTTGGAGCTTATGTCCCTACAAAGGAAATGGGTGGAGGTAGTGGACTCAAGTATGCTGCTTCTACAATCATCTATCTCTCAAAGAAGAAAGAGAAGGATGGCAAGGAAGTCATTGGAAACATTATCAAGGCTAAGACTGCTAAGTCTCGTCTAAGCAAGGAGAATTCTGAAGTTGAAACACGTCTCTATTATGATGACCGTGGACTGGACCGCTATTACGGACTACTGGAATTGGGTGAGAAGTACGGAGTCTTCCAGCGGGTCGGGAATCGCATCAAAGTTGGTGAATCTTCTGTTTATCCTAAGTCTATTCTCGCTGATCCCGAGAAATACTTCACCCCCGAAGTGATGGTGCGACTGGACAAGGCAGCAGAGCAGGAGTTTTCCTATGGATCATAAGGAATGGATCAGGGTCTTCCCTAAGGCACTGGACCCTAACGTCTGCAAGAATGCTATCCTCAAAGCAGATGCCTCTGACAAGATGATGAGGTGGGACGAAGGTGTCCCACAGTACAACATCATCAACGTTTCATTTCTTGCCAATGAAGGTGACCACGAGTGGAATTCTATCCAACAGCAGGTCGTCCCTATCATCCAGTGGTCTGCTCATGAATACATGAAGCTACTGGACTGTGAGAAATTCTGGGCATCCAAGAATAACCTTGAGCAGATCAAACTGAATAAATACAATGTCGATACTGGAGATAACTTCGGTCTCCATATTGATGTTGGTGATGCAGATTCTGCTAAGAGATTCCTGGCATACAAGATCTTCCTCAATGATGTTGAGGAGGGTGGAGAGATGGAGTTTCCACAAATTGGTTACAAGATTAAACCACAGCAAGGTGATGTGGTAATATATCCACCAGGATGGACGTATCCTTATTCAGATAACGCTCCCATCAGTAATGACAAGTATGAATTGACCACCTATCTACATTATCAATGAGCCTCAAGATCGAAGAGATTGCACTCAGTAAACTTATCCTTCAGGAAGATTACTGCAGAAAGGTCCTGCCTTTCATTAAGGATGAATACTTCGACATGTTTACAAACCGTGTCCTGTTTCAAACGATTCAGGAATACATTGGTGAGTATGATGTGTCGCCTGAGCCTAACGCTCTGAAGATTGAGATTGAAAAGCGACGTGACATCACCGAGGATGTTTACAGGGAGATTGAAACCTTCCTGGATAACCTTGACCGTGATCACTACAACGATGACTGGTTGATGGAGACCACTGAGAAGTGGTGCAAAGAGCGAGCAGTTTATCTCGCTCTCATGGAGTCAGTCAAGATCGCTGACGGTCAGGATAAAACTAGGACAAAGGACGCCATCCCCAGCATTATGTCTGAGGCATTGGGCGTCTGTTTTGATGATCATGTAGGTCACGATTACATCTCTGATGCATCAGACCGATACGACTTTTACCACAGAAAAGAGGAGAAGATTCCCTTTGACATCGACTATTTCAACAAAATTACAAAAGGTGGTCTGCCTAACAAGACTCTCAATATCGCCCTTGCTGGCACGGGCGTCGGCAAGTCTCTATTCATGTGCCACATGGCTAGTGCCTCACTCCTACAGGGGCGCAACGTACTCTACATTACACTTGAAATGGCAGAGGAAAAAATTGCTGAGCGAATTGACGCCAACCTC